TTCGCTATTGCCGCTTGATATTCGGGTGTTTTTTGCGCTGTTGCACCTTGATATTTAGGGGTGTTTTTCGCTATTGCCGCTTGATATTCGGGTGTTTTTTGCGCTGTTGCACCTTGATATTTAGGGGTGTTTTTCGCTATTGCCGCTTGATATTCGGGTGAATTTTTCGCTATTGCACCTTGATAATCGGGCGATTGTGTTAATAACGCATCAAGCCAACTCGCGCCACCTGCCGATGCTGTTTTGCCTTCTACCGCTTCAAAGTCTGTACCCACTGGCTTTGCCGAATTCGCCACCTTGTCAAAATCGGTGTTGAATTCACCATTCATTAGTGCTTCTGACAACCAGCTTGAATCAGAAAACGCATCGTTTATTAGCCCGTCGCGTTTGTCGATGTTCATTTCCTGATAATTATTCAGGAATTTTTGATTCTGTGGAACTTCTGCGTATTTTGTTAGAAAGTCTTTTGTACGCGCAAAACTATCAGCGCGTGCCGCTTTTGTGTCTTTGTCATGAATGACTTTTGATGTTTGCTCGGCTGGTGCAGAACCACCGCAGCACGCAAACGACGGAATAAAAAACTTTACTGCTTTTTTGAATAATTTCACTTTTGCCCCTTTTCGTCATCACGACGATATTTATGTGACTAATTTTCTAATCGCGCCTGTTTTTCAGCATCAAGGTTTTTTAAATAACCATCAAACCCTTCACTACTTGTAAATCGTCTTATTTCGCATCCGATTTCAATCTGCTTTTCAGGTGAAAAAAACAAATGCAAGCAACAAGTCAACAAGTCGATGTAAGAACTGCGTAAAATGAAAGCAATGATTAAGTCGTTTTCATCCTTTGGATTGCGCTCTAACTGGTTTGCAATTTGCCAATTCTTAATGCTATTAACCAAAATCGGCATCAATAACGCTTCATTTTTTCTAAAAAACGAACTGCCAGGTATTTTCAAAAGTAAACTAAGCATAATGCCATTTATTTCTGAATCGACTAATACTTTGTCCCTATCAATTAAATCGTCCCAGAAGTGCAACGCATCAAAAATGTTTAAATAAAAATCCGCCGCTTCTTTGTTGTTGTTTACTGCTAATAAAATCAGTTCGTGCCTTGTCATTTTTGCAAAACCATAATTAAAGACTTTGAAAGAAGCTCAGAATCGCCGGCGCGTGCAATCATATCTGGCGTGTAGCTCGTGTATTTTGCTCTCATGTAAGGGTCTTGTTTAATAAACTCACCATACTTTTTATTTGTTGCTTCGTTAATTACGCGGATTTCAATTATTTCAAAACCTGCGTGCTGTGCCGCTAAAGCCATATATTCTGGGAGATGAATTCTATATCCCCAAACATCAAAGAACATTTGTGTGAGTTCTTCATCGCCTTTGTTTAAAAAATCTTTAATAACGACGCGCCCGCCGCTTTTCAAAAGTCTAAAACATTCTAAAAGGCTTTTGTATATATCACCGTAACCGATAGATTCGTTAAACATTGCAAAATCTATAGAATTGTTAGGCAGTGGAACATTAGAAAAATCACAGTTAATTGGTGCAATTGATTTGTGGTTTAAATCTCTAATGTAATCAGTCTGGAATTTAGAGTTGCTAACGCATAAAAATTTTAGTGTCGGATTGATGTCAAGCATATATCTTGGAACACCAGCAACACCACAACCGAAATCCATAATCAACGCATCATCAAACGGATTTATTTTTTCATGAATAAGCTCAACCGTTTTAAATTCGCTTTCATTCACTAAGCACGCTTGGAAAACCGTTATTCCGTGCGCTAAATATCTTGGTGTGTCTAAATCGTAATCAATCATCATCCTAAAAAATGCCATGCTGAATTGTAATAACCATAAAATCCTTTTCCTGCCCCAGTTGGGTTGAAATTCACACCATCGCACAATCTTATATCACCCTCACGCGGTCGCTTTGGTGCAACATTCGTTACATCTATATGACCTTCTGCGAGTTGCATAATTGCGTTTTGAATCGCTTGTAATTCGTTGCTTAAATACCGCGCTAAATCTTGTGTATCGTTTGGAACAGGTGAAGGAGCATACATTACCAAATACCTCGCTGTTGAACGTCTAAATCAAAACTATCTAACCGCCATTGAAACGCCGTGCCTGTTGCAAATCGGATTGCAATGTAACGACCACTAATCAAACAATCATTTGAAATCGTTTGACCGATAACGTGATTCATTACCTCGCCCCAAACTGGCTCGGTGAACGGGTCATCTTGCGAACCAATTTGAATTTGAACCGTATCGCCGATATTACCCGAAATCCGAGGACGAATGCCGCGTACTAATTTGATATTCTCAGGGACTTCAAAAGACAAGCCGCGACGTTCTAAAAATGCGTTAGGAATTGCGCCGTCGAATGATGCCGATGAATCGAGCATATAAAGTTTAGTGTTAGCACTGCCAGCAATTAACCGCGCCGCTGACGGGACAAAATCGCCACCGTTCCAAAGTGTTAAATCCGCGTTCCAAGGGGCTGAATCTTGTGACCAATTACCTGCTAATCCATTGTCAACCGCGCCACTTGCCGCATGATTGACGTTTGGCATATCTCGCGCTGAAATGGTTTTGTCTTTGTAATTATAAACGATTGCTTTGTCGCATGACGCAGAACCGACTGATGGATAACAAATATAAATCTCATTAAAAAACGGATATGAAAAAACGAAACATTTGCCTACGCCGTCTACGTCGATATTTTGAAATAACCAGCGTCGCGTTGCTTTATCGAGTACCGATTGTGCTGAATTGCCGTCGTGAATAATGATGTCATCGTTAGTTAAAACGACGTGCGCCCCGTCGATGTCAGCAATGCAATTCCGATTCATTGCGCCCGATTTGCCTAGGATTTTAGTAAATCGAAAGACGAAATTACCGCCGATGAAATCCATTCGCCATGTTGACTGTTCTTTGTAAATAATGAATGAATCGCGCAATTGCAAACCGTCCACAATCGGGTCGTAACCTTCTGCTATATCATTTTCACCCGCTTGTTTTGTGGCATCCGCTTCATTCCAAGATGACGGCAAACTTCCCGCGTCAGCAGGATGTGACCATTTCACCATGTAAGGGTAGTTCACGCCTGACTTAGTAACGTTTAACGCAATTAAGAAGTTTTTGAACGCGCGTAATGACTTGCATGAGCAACCCGCTTGCCAGTTCGTTAAATTCACGAATTTGTTAGCAAGGTTTAAGTTCCACGCCATCGGCACAGAACCATCGCCCGCGTTCACAATCGGCACGCCCGAAAGCAGTGTGCTAGTCCATTGATTAACAACGCCCGCGCGTGGCGTGACGTGTGTAATATCGGTATGAACTGAAACACCAGCCGTATTTGTTACGGCAAACGCTTTAGTTGGTGTTAAATAAATCCAGTACCGATTACCCGCAACGTTACATGGCAAAACGTGTTGCGGCTCAAATGATGGTGAATTATAGACTTCACCATAACCGAAAAACTGATACGCATAACCATCAAGAAATCGGATATTTTGGCAATCCGTCCACGCGCCAAGCGGTAATTCATGCGCCGATAAATCACGGTTTAAGCCAATTTTTCCCGCGTTTTTTACTTTTACTAACGCCATAATGCAATCACTCGAATAGGAATAAAAAGAATCGCACAGCCAAGAACTGCAACAATGCACGTTAAAAAATAGTTTTGTGTTGTGTCGTAATCGTTGTCAGCCAATAGCGAATTTAAGCAGTGATTAGGTTCGACAGGCGCAAACGTGAAATCAATCATCTTTTCCAATTTGCGCCAATTCATAACGGCAACGTGACCTGAAATAGTCACGTCACATTCGCCGCCGATTAAAGCGTTAAAAAACTGGTCAATACTGACTAAAAGATTAAGCCAATATGTCATCTTTGCGACTTGATTCAAGCAGGTTTTGAGCAATCAAATAATCAATTGCGCCGATTGTTGTCGGTAACATCACGTCAACATTTTGCAAGCGCGGGTCGTCAAGTAATTGTCTAAAATCAATCACAAACGGGTCAGTGCTTGCATAAATCGCAACGCGCTCTGGTGCTGTAAAACTTAATTTAAAATCAATCGCTGGGACGGGTTTTGATGTAATCGCTGGAGAATAAAAGTGTGTTCCGTCATACATTTGATTCAGCAAATCTGTGTTGTAAAATCCAATTTCTACTAAATCAGTCGATTCAAGCAAAGTATCTGCTGTTTCTGTGATGGCCGTCACGATGCCGTTTGTAAGTTGTGCGTAAAACATTTAATAAAACTCCGTTAATTCCCATGATACAGTCCCACCAGTAGCTTGAGCCGCGCAAGTAATTGTTGTTGCATTTGTTAAGACGATTGAGCAACCTGGGTTGCTAGAGTTATAGCCCAGATGACGCAACTCCGTTCTCGACGTATTAACAGATGATATTGTTGCGCTGACTGTTGTACTTGACATACTAACCGTGCCGCGCTGTATTGATTTTATGCCTGTTGGTGTTAAAACATTTATACCCATAGGTTACTCCTCAAATCCATACACGGAAACGGAAACGCCTATCTGTGAAGAACGCGCAACGATTTTTTGCCCACTCGTTGCAACCAATCCCGTTATTTGAATCATAGAATTAGCCGCAATCGGGTATTCATATAAAAAATAATCTGAACTGGCTGGATTATCAAAACTGGTTACTGGTGCTAAAGAAACGAGTGACACACCAGCTGTTCTGTTGCAAAACGTCACGCTAAAAGACGCTTCTTTTCCTGCTCCGATTGTCCGAAGTGTTGTGTTTGTCGCTGCGGATAGTGTCGCCGAATTATTAAACGCTGCCATTTTCTATCCTTGCAAAAAGTAAAGTTTTAATTTCATTGAGTCCCAGCTTGCAGTTGTACCGTTAGTTGTTATGAATTTCCCCGCGTTCCCTGTTTGAGCGGGTAAAGCAGAAGAGAATGCCGTTGATGCAACAAATTCTGTTGATGCCGCTCTTGTCGAACTATCGCCAGTCGATTGCGTTGCAACGTTAATTGTGGCTGACGTGAAATTATGCACGCCTGACCAAACCTGACCTGCAATTTTTCCACACGCATTTAATTGTGTTTGAATCGCGCTCGTTACACCTTGCACAAAATTTAATTCCGTGTGACTTGCTGTAATTGCGCCCGTGATTGCCGTGAACGTATTTTTTAACGTGCTTTTTATTAGTCGTAAATGGTCATCACCCTGCGACTTTGCGTCGGCGGATGTTGGATTTGTAACCACTAAACTATTGATAAATGTACCGCTTTCAAGTGCCATAACTACCCCGCTGTAATGCTAAAACGTGAGCGATTGTTTTCGGTGACCAATAGTGTATTTTTAACCGTGTTTTCGCTCGATTGCGCTTCATTTAACGCTAACTCAAGTTTCTGTTGCCAGATTTGCATTTGCTCCATGTCGCGGATATAAACCGCCGCTTCAACCAAGGCACTAAACAAATAAATGTCAGGATAATTTTCCAGAACATAATTCGTGTCAGTCGTGGCTAAATCTATCGTTTGCACATAACGCAAGCGTAACGGATAAGCGGCATCCGCTATGCGGTCAAACTGAATTGTGTTTGATTTAATCGCGTAAAACGTTGGATAAGCACGAATCGGTGAGTAATTTAATTCTGACGATAACTTCAAAATCAATTCTTGCCTCGGTACAAACGATTCAAGCCATAACACAATCGGCGAGCCAAAATCAGCAGGTAAATTCACAAGTTCACTGTCTGTTGTCGCTGTCAAAACCGACTCTAATTCTGTGCCGCGTGCTGAAAAAACGCGGTTAATGCGTGATTCAGCAAGCGTAATAAAATCAGGAATAACGGCAGTTAAATCATTCCGATGCAGCCAGTTTGCTATTGCTGTCTGTAACGTTGAGTAATTCGTTATTGCCATTGTCAACCGCCTCGACTGTATTTGATTTTGATTTTTTAGGTTTTTTGCCTAAGTCGTAAAAATTTGCATAACCTTCGGATGTTGCGGCAAGTTCTTCGTCTGCGTTTTCAACAACTTTTGTTGTCGTGTAACTTTCTTGACCGTCACCGACATACAGCATTTTTGGGTATTCATTCATTTTTTATCTCCAAAAGACGGGCGTAGCCGAAACCACGCCCTAAAAACCTAGTTAGTTACACGGCACGCGAGTTGTGGACGGATTGTTTTGTAGCCGTACATCACGTCGATACGGCAAGGTAAGTTGTCATTATTGATGTCATACGCGCGAACAATACGCATCGAAATACCGTCGAACACTTCACGACGCGCAAAATCAACGCCTTGAGGCATAACCAAGTCAGCCGTTGCAAACGCAAAGGCATCTTTATGGAAGGCTAAGTTTTGACCGTAACCTGTATTTGCCGCGCCTGTAACAACAATCGCCGCGCTGTTAGCAGGTGAGTTGCTGACGTTTTGCGCCGCGCCACTTGTTACAATCGGTGGACTGATGCCAATCGTTGCAGTGGTTGTTGTTGCAGTTAAATCGGCTGTCACAACAAATTGCTGTAAATCGGCTTGTGTGGCTTTTGTTTCAGGATGCACACGGAACACACCAGCGATTGTAAAGACTGTACCTGCTTTAAATGTATCGTTGTTTGCAGTGCCGCCAATAACTAATGTCGCGCCTGTTTGTGTTGCACCCGAAACAGTCAATGAAGCTACTTTGTTACCAATTGTATGCGTTGGTAAAATGGTATTTTCGTACCAATCAAAACCAGCAGTACGCCCCATTTCGCCTTCACGGTATTGCTCCGTAATTGCTTTTGAATCTTGAAACAAACCTTTCAAGCTGTTCACAATTTCAACCGTCGATTCAGGCAACAAGTGCATGGTTCTGTTGTTGTCCATTGGCGCAAGGTACTGATTCAATTTTTGACGTGCTTGTAAATAGACTTTAAGCGCGTCTGTACCAGTTGGAATTGTTCCCGCTGTGCCGACTGACGCATAAACATCTTTGTACATTGATAACGCATCGGCTTCGATGTTCGCCGCTAAAACTGACATGGCAGGGTCGAGAATGCGCTTGCTGAAATCGTCCAAGCTCAATGTCAATTCAGCCGAACTGAAATTAACGTCCACACCTTTTTGCGTTGCCACTTGCAAGGTTGTGTTTGTTTCGGTTGTGTCTTGTGTGCTTAACGTTTTGCCACTACGAACCGTGTACTGGTTTGGTAAGCGGATTTTTAACGTATCACCGATTTTTGCGCCTGTTTTTGCGAATGAATCGTCATAGGTACGATTCACATTTCCAATGAAAGTAAGCTTCGAATGCAACACACGCAAGGCTTCTTTAGTAATGATGCTGGAGGTTAAGACTGTATTTGCCATTTGAATAATCCTTGAAAGAATTTCCGTCATCACGACGGTGGTTGCGTGTGTCATCACGACAGACGCGGTTGTTTTTTAACGCTTGTTTTTTCGTAACTGTTGGTTACGATATTTCATGAATTCTTCTGTACTCATCCGCTCAGGATTTTTTTGAGCAGGAGAACCACTTTTTCCAACGGTTTTAACGGGTACTGCTGGCGTTGCGGGTTTTTTCGCTACACCTGTTTTTTGCTTGTTTAACACTTGATGTCCAATCATTGCCGCGTGCAACGTTTTCACA